ATAATTGACTTTAAGACATCAGCAAAACCGAAACCACGAGAGTGGATTGACCACTACTTTGTGCAGTGCATGGCATATGGTTGTATGCTGTACGAACTGACAGGAATCTCTGTCAAAAAACTTGTAATTATCATGGCCTGTGAAAATGGAGAATGCGTCGTCTATGAAGAACGAGACAAATCAAAGTACATCAAACTTCTTACCGAGTACATTGGAAAGTTTGTTAGAGATAAACTGGAGGAATATGGAACCAAATAAGGAACTAGAAAAAGTTATAGAAAGTAAATTTCTAACTCCTTCCAAATTTGCCTTGGAGATTGAAAAGATTGTCGCTGAAGAACAATTCAATTACATCGATGCGATTTGCCATTATTGCGAAATCAACAGTCTTGAGGTAGACTCAGTAACGAAGCTCATTTCAAAACCTTTGAAAGAGCGTTTGAAGTGGGATGCTATTCGTCTCAACTTCATGAAGAAAACATCGCGAGCAAAACTTCCTTTATGACCGTGACGCCTTTTGAAACTTATAAACATTATTTGTCACTAAAAAATCATTTCACAAATCCAAAATACGACTTTTTTCGCTATGGTGCCAACTCACGGGCATCCATAGCGTCTTTTAATAAGAGAAAAGATAAGTATTGGTTTGAGAAAACTTCACGTAAGTATGACGACAGTGAAGTCGTTGACTTCCTTGTATCTAACTTTTCTGCTGCTGATAACCCACAAAACTTATGGATTGGCGAAATTATCAATTCTGGAGAAAGAACATACGCCGAGTGGACGAAACGACGGCAGAGTTCAACCTACTTGTTCAAAGAACAAAGCGGAGAATTACTCTCACAGAACGAATTGGAGAGTCTATTCGATTGCTCCAAGGGACATCCGAAAATTTTGAAGGAATATCTAAGCGGCAGATTGTCTCTAGAAAATTTCGTAATTTACGAAAAAATTTTCCATTTTTGTGAAAAGTTTGATAAAAAACTTACCGATCCAGTGTGGGAAACTGTAAGTCTCAAAGTTAAAAAATATAGTCCCTTCATAAATATTGATGTGTTCAACTACAAGAAATTATTAAGGGACATAGTAAATGAGTGATTTTTTTGAGTCTGATATTATCCAAGAAGAATTGAAAGAAATTAATGATCTCCAAGAGAAGATCTACACAACTGCAATGTCTTTTGGTACTATGTCTCGTGATGATAAAATTGAACATATTGAAATGTTACAGAATTTGCTAGAAAAGCAGCAAGTGATGTACACTAGAGTTTCTCTTTCAGACGACCCTAAAGCGGTTGAGATGAAAGAGAACTTACAGAAGTCTGTTCTGATGATGGGTTTTCCTCCATCAACAGACATAAAGACTTTATTTGATAGTATGAACACAACCATTGAGACTCTCAAGCAACATATTGACAGTTGAGAGCTTCTTCGCTATACTATCCAAGTAAATCTCCCAAATCTAACAAATCCGAGGTAATCCGAATGTCTTTCGCTGATCTTAAGAAGCAATCCAAATTGGGTTCTTTGACCGCTAAACTGGTTAAAGAAGTTGACAAGATGAACAAAGCAGGTAGTTCTGGAGATGATCGTCTCTGGAAACTTGAGTGTGATAAGAGCGGCAATGGTTATGCTGTTATCCGTTTCCTTCCTGCTCCCAACGGAGAAGATCTGCCTTTCGTTAAGCTGTACTCCCACGCCTTCCAGGGTCCTGGTGGTTGGTACATTGAAAACTCTCTGACCAGTTTGGGTCAGAAGGACCCTGTGTCTGAATACAACACGATGCTGTGGAACAACGGCACCGATGCAGGTAAGGAACTGGCACGTAAGCAGAAGCGTAAACTGACTTACATGGCAAACATCTACGTTGTCAAGGATCCTGCTAATCCTGCTAACGAGGGTGGTGTATTCTTGTACAAGTTTGGTAAGAAGATCTTTGACAAACTCACCGCTGCTATGCAACCTGAGTTTGAAGATGAGGAAGCAATCGATCCGTTTGATTTCTGGCAAGGTGCTAACTTCAAACTGAAGGCAAAGAACGTTGCAGGATATCGTAACTACGATTCCTCCGAGTTCGCTGCACAGTCTCCTCTGCTGGATGATGACGATGCTATGGAAGCAATCTGGAAGAAGCAATTCTCCCTCTCGGAGATCGTTGCTGCTGACCAGTTCAAGACCTATGACGAACTGAAGACTCGTCTGAACTCTGTTCTTGGTAACAAGGCTCCTCGCATCACTGAAGACCTTGAAGATGAGAGTGAAGGTCGTGGACCTGCTCTACGATCAACTTCTACTCCCGGTGACTTCAACGCTGAAGATATTGTACACCGTTCAAGTACATCAGATGATGATGACACCCTTTCATACTTCGCAAAACTTGCTGAAGAATGATATATCAGAGGGGTCTTCGGACCCCTTTTTTATTGTGGTGAAGTATTTCTAGTATTTTCTGTAGAAATCAGTCTTCTATCAACGAATTGGGATGACTTATCATAATGCATAATATTCCTCATTTCATTCAAGAATTGTTGTAAAAATTCAGGTCTCAATAAAAATATACCCCTCTTAGCATCGTTCTTACGAACTTCAAATTCATAATTAGAAACTCCAACGGTTGGATCAAGGTCTGCTGTTGGAGTTCCTGGTTTAGGGATTCTGAAACTAGCATCAACAACTTTACCTTTTGGAAGTATCAATCTACCAGAAGAATCTTTGACTTCTTTTGTTTCATAGTGGTGAATAGCATTCAGTTCAGTACCATACTTATTTTCAGCAAATTGAAATAGGTCTTTATCTGAAAGTGGCCATTGATCTGTGACGTTAGTAATACCAGCAGTGATTAAAACTACCCAGTCATACTCTGGACTTCCAAACAATTCATCAGCAACTGTATCTGGTCTTGCACCTTGTGCAATTTCATACTTATCAAACAGAGTAACTGCATTGTTTAGATCATCACGCAATTTAACTCTTCTAAAAAGATTTTTAGTTCTTACATAGTCTCTAGATGAATGCCTAGTCCCAAAAGGGGACTGGTAAAACATATCTGGTAATTCTCTAAAGTAAGACATCAGTATCCGACTCCGGTATCGATTTGATCGTAATCCTCACCATAAATTGGGTTGAGTTCTTTGAATTGTAGTTGCAATTGCATATGAACTGGTGTTCCATCTTTATAAGTTGCATAGGTGTTTGAACCTGTATAGTTCACTCCCATATTGACAAGAGCACAAGGTTTAAATGAATGCAAGAATGGATGTGGACTATTACCTTTCCTATACTGCAACTGAAATATACTTGGAGATTGTACAAAGATTCCACTATTACTTGCTGGAACCATTGATCTCTTGAATGCATTAATGATTCTTTTAACCATTTCACCTTCAGGATTGCTTCTTGGTGCAAAGTCAAATGTGAATGAGAAAGAACGAAGATTCACACCACTAAAGAGCAGTTCCAAGTTTGGATTAAGAATCTGACCTGTAGCACGAGAAATTAATGCACTCGGTGAAGCACCAACACCATATCCAGCAATTGCTGCTAGAATTGCCTTTTGATTACCTTCATTACCTGCTGCTTCTAATAATTCAGATCCCAGTCCTCCAATCGCCTGACCAAGACCTTCGCCACCAGTAACAGCACCAATTGCGTTGAGACCAGCAGCTTGTAGTGGATTGAGAGAATCTTCACCCCAACTAACTGAATTGGTATCATTGATGCCGTTTGGTATCGGTAATGTAATAAAATATTGAGAGTCTTTCTTGTTGAATTGTCCTCTAGATCTTTCGGTTGCTGTAGATAGTCCACCTATAATATTTGTACCCAACCTATTCGTATTATCAGAGATACTATTCGCAGTGAAGTTGAAATTTCTTTTTATTTTACCAGCATCTTTACCATTTTCTTCCAAATATTCTATAGACTGAATACCACCGAATAAACCCTTGTTTTTATCACCTGCAGTTCGGTCAAATTTTGCTACAGTGATTGAAAGATAATCGGTAGAGTTATCAA